GATAACAGATATCATAAAAGAAAGTAGTGTTATGTTAGGTTCTCCTGTCGATGACGGACCACCAACATTTCATATAAGTTTTAATGATTATAAATCAACTTCAAAAGATTGGTTAGAGAAAAATTTTGAAGGTCTTGGTTGGCAAGTCATAAATTATATTATTAGTGATAATGCTAAAGACCCACTATTAGATTTTTCAATAAGATTAAATACAGTACCTGCTATATCATACGGAAACCTAAATACATCTAAAGAAGTAGCTATCGCAAAGTATAAGAAGAATATAGAGAATAGGGTATTAAACAACGTAGGTTTTGAAATTATCAAGTGGTTTGGATTAAAAGATGACTTTAGTGAAACTACAGGAGTTGATGTAGCACAACCAGTTCTACCTGGCAAACACAACGCAGAAAAGAATACAGATTTAAAAGAAAGTTTTAATTTAGACGATGAGATAAAATTTCTTCTTGAAGTAGATGGAATGTTGTTAGAAGAGGGAGTTAAGTTTAATAACTTTTTAAAGGATTGGTCTAAAAAAGGAAAGCAACCATTAGATAAAGTTAGAAAAACAATGATGAATAAGAATACTTTCTCTATTGCTAAGTTGAATGATTTTAGTGTAGATAAAGTATTAGATAGTGCTAAGAAAGGTTTCAAAGCATATCAGAAAGTTCTTAATTATGTTCCTGATAAGATAGCAAAGAAATTATCAAAAACAAAGTTTGGTGAAAAGAAAGAAAAAGGATTAAAAAAATTAGATAATTACCTACAGAAAAATCCAAAACTAAAAAGGGTAATGGGTGTAGCTGCAGCTGCAGGTGTGACTTACGCATGGACAAAGATGAGTTTTATTGGAGATCCAGAATACGATTTAGATTTATCAGCAGCTGCTACAGCAGCAGCCGCTGGTGATTATTCAATGGCAGATTTATTTAGTGGTGAAATGGGAACTAAGTTCTTAATATTAACTGCTGTGGGTGCTACTACAGGTTTAACTGCACCTTACACAAAGATTTTAGGTAGTGTTGGAACTATGGCAGCTGGTGTTTCGTTTGGTGCTTATAAAGCATATAAAGCACATAAACAAAAGAAAGCTGATACTGAGAAGAAAGCAAAAACATCTACGCCAGACACGGTAAAGAATCCTAACCCTAAAGGTAGAAAGAAAACAATTGGTCGTCAAAGTGCAGTTAGGTGGGTAGCAAAGAATAAAGGTTCTAAAGCAGCACAGAAATACAACAAAAGTTTATCAGAGACAAATTTATTTACACCCGATTGGTGGATACAAGAATTAGATTTAAACACACGTAAAGAAAAGGAGTTATTACTTATGGGTGGAGCAGCAGGTCACATGAGTCATCCTTTCGATGACAACCATTTAACATTTGGTGATTTTAAAAATATCATTGATATGAGTTTAGAGGGAAAACTAAGTCGAGAAGATAATGTTACAGAGAAACTTGACGGACAAAATTTGATGGTAAGTTGGGTAGATGGAGAGTTAAGAGGAGCTCGTAATAAAGGTCATTTAAAGATGTTTGGTAAAACCTCATTGAATATAGCTGGTATGAAAAGTCTTTTTAGTGGTAGAGGTGATATAGAAAAAGCATTTGTTGGTTCTATGAAAGATTTAGAGAATGCAATAGGTAAATTATCAGATAAGCAAAAAGAAAAGATATTTGGTAATGGTAGTAAATGGATGAACTTAGAGATTGTATATCCTGCTACAGCAAATGTAATTGATTATGATGTATCTGAACTATTTTTTCATGGTAGTATAGAGATTAATGAAGATGGAACTGTAAAGGGTGCAATAACAGATAGTGCAAGAATGTTAGAGGGGATGATTAGACAAGCAAATGCTAATATTCAAAAGAGATTTAAAATATCTAAGCCAGTTGTTTTAAACTTACCTAAAGTTCAAGATTTCTCTAAAAAGAAAAAATATTTTTTATCGAAGTTGAGAAAGTTACAGACTATTTATAATCTGAAGGATAATGATACTTTAGGTATGTATCATGAAATGTATTGGAGAGAATATATCTTTAATGCTGCAAAACAAAAAAAGTATAGGATTCCAAGAAATATTTTAGAAGCATTGGTAAAAAGGTGGGCTTATTTCAACAAGTCGTTCAGATTGGACAAAAAAAGTATTAAACATGAGAAGTTTTTAGGTTGGACTAAGGGTGTTGATAAGTTTGACCATAAGAAGTTAGCTTATGAAAACATAAAACCATTTGAGTTATTATTTTTGGAGTTGGGTGCAGAAATATTAAAGAATTTGGATGGATTTTTAGCAGTTAATCCAAAAAAAGCAGTTCAGAAGATTAAAAAAGACTTAAAATCAGCAATATCTGGTTTAAGAAGATCAAAGGATATTAAAAACATAGATTTATTAAAGAAAAACTTAAACAAGATTAATTCTATAGGTGGAACATCAGCAGTGATACCATCAGAGGGATTAGTATTTAAATATAAAGGTAATATGTACAAGTTTACAGGAGCATTTGCTCCCGTAAATCAGATTTTAGGTGCATTAAAATTCAGTAGGTAATATATGGGTTATAGTAGCGAAAACGAAAGACAGAACAAGGTTCTTGGTGATTTGATTAAAGGGAAAACACCAGAAAAAAGAGTAATGGTTGGTTATAAGGGTGATAAAGAGCCAGCAAAGCATGGTGATATAATATCTCCACTATCTGAAGTTATGCAAGAAGCTAGAATGCCGTGGTTTTGTCCGTCTTGTAAGAAGACAATGAAGAAACGTTTAGACAACAAGATGTGGTTATTGTATAATCATTGTTTTGATTGTCAAATTGACTTTGAAAACAAACTTCGTTTAGAGGGTAAGTTTGAAGAGTGGGAACAAAATAAAGTTACTGCAAATCATAAGGCTTATCTTCAAGATTTATTACAGTCCTTAGAAGAGTGGAAAAATACGAGCCAAATAGAGTTCCAAGAACAGGTTGGTGTTCAAGATATGGAGATGAAAAAGGAAAAATGGACACAAAGTCAAGATCAAATAAATGAGATGGCTGATAAGGCAGAAAAATTTATTAGAAAAACACTAAAAGAAATAGAATAACTATTTATATATATGAAGAACCTATACTTTAAAAAGAATGATTATTATCTTGTTCCTGGCTCTACCTGTAATGAGATACACGCTGTTTTACACGATATGAAAAAATTAGCAGAGGTGTATCTGTCTGATATAGAGGATTTAGACGAAGATAGTGAAAGATTTGAAGAAGCAATGATTATTTTTGAGTTTGTAATAAACAAATTTTTAAAAGTAAATGAATTTGATTCTTTACAGTTAGGTGGAGTTAAATCTTCAGTAACATTTAACGAATTATTAAAATCTACTGGTCTTAAAAGGGCTGGTGGTCGATAGGAGAGAAATATGGCAACTAATTATCAACCAAGTTCATCTATGAATGAACACCCAAGTGATTACACTATGTTCCAAAAATTTGGACATCCAGGCAAATATACCGGGGCTATAAAAGTAACTACTGCACAAGTAGACTTTACAGGTTCAAATTATGGATACGGCGCTGTAGTTACAAGTGGTAGTGGAGAAGCAGTTATTTTACAGACAATCCATCTTACGGATGGTGGTTCAATACCTGCAGCTGCATTAAAACTTTATCACATTCATGAAATGAGTGTAGCAAAAGTCACAGGTGGAACAACTGGTGTCACTTTTGTATTGAAACGAAATCCAAAGATAAACTAGTGGATAAGAACTATAAAGAGATTATAAAGAAAGAATATTTAAGGTGTGCGGCTGACCCGATATACTTCTTAAAGAAGTATTCATTTATTCAGCACCCAATTAAGGGTAAAATACCATTCGCTCTTTACGACTTTCAAGAGAAGACTTTAGAACAGTTTTCACAGAATAAACTTAATGTAATCTTGAAAGCACGACAGTTAGGTATTAGTACCTTAACTGCTGGATACTCTTTATGGATGATGACCTTTCATCAAGACAAAAACGTTTTGGTGATTGCAACTAAACAAGATACTGCTAAAAACTTGGTAACAAAGGTTCGTGTGATGCACGCAAATCTACCAAGTTGGTTAAAACAACCTTGTGTTGAGGATAACAAGTTAAGTTTGGCATATAAAAACGGTTCTCAAATAAAAGCTGTATCGAGTGGAGACGATAGTGGTCGTTCTGAGGCATTATCTTTACTTATACTTGATGAGGCTGCATTTATTGATAAGATTGATTTGATATGGGCAGCTGCATCACAGACTTTATCAACGGGTGGTCAATGTATATCATTATCTACACCAAATGGTGTTGGTAATTGGTTTCATAGGACTTGGTCTGATTCAGAGGACGGGTTAAATGATTTTAACTCTATAAAACTCCATTGGACTGTACATCCTGAAAGAGGACAAGAATGGAGAGATGAACAAGACAGATTATTAGGGCCAGCTATGGCTGCTCAAGAATGTGATTGTGACTTCATCACTTCAGGACAAAATGTTATTGATGGTGTTATTTTAGAAGAAATGAAAAATACCACGTGTAAAGAACCTATCGAAAAACGTGGCATTGATAGTAACTTGTGGATTTGGGAGCCGCCAAATTACACAAAAGATTATATAGTATGTGCTGACGTTAGTAGAGGAGACTCTACAGATTATTCTGCTTTTCACGTTATAGAATTGGAAAGTTGTAGACAAGTAGCAGAATATAAAGGTAGAATATCTACAAGAGACTATGGTAATATATTAGTTAACGTAGCTCAAGAATACAATGAAGCACTACTTGTTGTGGAGAATAACAATATTGGTTGGGCAGCAATCCAACAGATAATCGATAGAGATTATCAGAACCTATTCTACACATCAAAAGATTTAAAGTATGTCGATACTCAGAGACAAGTTCATAACAAGCACTATAGAGAAGAAAAACAAATGGTGCCTGGTTTTACAATGTCTATGAAGACAAGACCATTGGTTATAGCAAAGTTAGAAGAATTTTTTAGAGAAAAAGCAGTTGAAGTTAAATCACATAGGTTAATTGATGAACTGTTTGTATTTATATACAATGGACAAAAAGCAGAAGCAATGAGAGGCTACAATGACGACTTAGTATTATCTTTTGCTATGGGATTGTGGATAAGAGAAACTGCTCTACGATTAAGAGCAGAGGGTATTGAATTATCAAGAAAAACTTTATCCAATATAAATGCACATGAGGGAGTTTATGCTGCAGATGAAAATAAAAATGATTCTTGGATACAGAATATTGGTCCAAGTAAACAAAAAGAGTCCTTAGAGTGGCTACTTAATTAAAGAGGTAAATGATGGCTGATACAACATTATTTGGAAGATTACAACGACTATTCTCAAATAACGTAATTGTTAGGAATGTTGGTGGTAAAAAACTAAAAATAGCTGATACTGATAAAGTTCAGCATATAGCAAAAAGTAATCTTGTTGACAGATTTACAAAATTGTATTCTGGCTATGGAGCATCTGCAACTACAGACGCAGTTCATAAGAAATCACTAAGATTAGGATTATTTAAAGATTATGAATCGATGGATGATGATGGTATTATTGGTTCTGCATTAGATATCTATGCAGACGAATCTACTATGAAAAGTGAATATGGAAGTGTCTTAGAAATACAAACAGAGAATGAGAATATAAAAGCAATATTACATAACCTATTTTATGATATACTAAACATAGAATTTAATTTATGGCCGTGGGTTCGTAATATGTGTAAGTATGGTGATTTCTTTTTACATTTAGAAATCAACGAAAAGTATGGTATTACAAATGTAGCACCACTTTCAGCATATGATGTAGCAAGAGTAGAAGGATTAGATCCAGAAAATCCTCATTATGTTAAGTTTATCATAGAACAAGGAACAAATGAGAGTTCAGCATACACTAGTTCAAAACCACATCAATCAGAATTAGAAAATTTTGAAGTAGCACACTTCAGATTGCTTTCAGATTCTAACTTTCTTCCATATGGTAAGTCAATGGTTGAACAAGCAAGAAAAACTTGGAAGCAGCTAACACTTATGGAAGATGCTATGATGATACATCGTATTATGAGAGCACCTGAAAAAAGAGTATTCCAAATAGACATTGGTAATATTCCACCTGCAGAAGTTGATAACTATATGCAGAAAATTTTAAATAAGATGAAGAAAACACCTATTATCGACCAAGCAACAGGCGAATACAATCTAAAGTATAATATGCAGAATATTACGGAAGATTTCTTCTTACCTGTACGTGGTGGAGATAGTGGAACAAGAATTGAATCACTTCCTGGTTTAACTTATGAAGCTATAGAAGATATTGATTATTTAAAGAATAAAATGTTAGCAGCACTTCGTGTTCCTAAAGCATTTATTGGATATGAAGAATCACTTGGTAGTAAAGCAACACTTGCAGCAGAAGATGTAAGGTTTGCTAGAACTATCGAAAGAATACAAAGAATTACAATATCAGAGTTGACTAAGATAGCTATTGTTCACTTATACGCACAAGGTTATCAAGACGCAGACTTAGTAGATTTTGAATTAGATCTTACAAATCCATCCACAATATATGAAACTGAAAAAGTTGAGTTGTGGAATAGTAAAACACAGTTAGCATCTTCTATGTTACAAGATGGTATAGTTTCTACAGAGTGGATTTACAAGAATGTATTCAATTTTACTGACGATAAGATTAAAGAAATGGATAATCAGATTGTATTTGATTATAAGCAGAAGTTTCGCAGAGCTCAGATAGAGAGTGAGGGTAACGACCCTGCAAAGAGTGGAGAAGCACAAGGAACACCATCAGATAATCAAGCAGGTAGGACAGGACATGAGTTAGATGATCAAGGTGGTTCACCTCCTGGTGGATTTGAAGGTGCGGGAAGACCAAAAGAAGGTGGAAAATACGGAAAAGATAGTGGAGCTAGAGGTAGAGATCCTTTAGGTGCACATGATAAGAAAAAACAGTATAATCCAGGCTTAGCACTCGCCCATTTTGATGGTTTAAAAAAGAATATGGAAAAATTTTCTAAAAAAGACTATCGATTAATAAACGAAGCTGATACGATTGAAAACGAATATAAAGAAGAACTTAAAGACGTTAAAACAAAGTAATTTTTTATATTTTTATATTTATATATGACATACTTAACGCTGGAGCATTTTAATGTTGAATAAAAAAATGAAACACAATAAGATTAAGAATACAGGTATTCTTTTCGAATTGTTAACAAGACAAATTACAGTAGACTTAATGGAGTCAGACACTTCCAAAGCTGTAGATATAGTAAAGAAGTATTTTAAAAATGGTACACAACTCGGCAAAGAGTATGAACTATATAAGATACTTACAGAAACAAAATATAATACTGAATCTCGTGCAGAAACATTGATTGAAGCTGTAATGGATAATAGAAAGAAGTTAGATGGTGGTTCTATTAAAAGAGAAAAGTATAATCTTATAAAAGAAATAAGAGGTTCTTATAATGAAAAAGATTTTTTCAATACAAAAATCAATAATTATAAAGTTTTAGCGTCCATTTACAATTTATTCCAACATAAAGAAGAAGTAGCTCCAGATAAATATGTTGCAACAAAATATACTATTGTAGAAAATATTACTTCTCGATCTAAAGCTCACAAGAGTAATAAAACATATGATTATCTAAAAAAGCAAGAAAAAGACTTGAGAATATTAGCATATTCTACATTAGTAGAAAAATTTAATAAAAAATACTCTAATTTAACAGGAAAACAAAAGAAATTAATTAAAGAATACATTAATAACATTTCTAATACAAATAAGTTAAGAGAGTATGTCGATAGTGAAATTGAAGTAGTAAAAGATACTTTAAAATCTCAACTTAAAAAAGTAGATGATAAAGTTACACAAATTAAGCTAACAGAAGTTGTTAATCAAATCGATAAGATGAAAAAAGGCAAGATTGTTTCTGATAAGCAGGTTGTTTCGATGATGAGATATTACCAACTAATAGGAGAGATAGACAATGTCGCAAACTAAATTTGATAAACTTAAAGAAACACTTCGTGAACTTATCGAACAGGACTTAGAAGAAGCATCCGTAACAGGTGCATTAGACGGCGGAGAAGGTCCTCCCAAGACACCATTTGCTTTTAGTGGCAAACGTAAAAAAGACAAAAAGAAAAGAAAAAGTATAGCAAGCCAAAGTGGTTACAGTATGACTGAAGCTAAATTTGCAGTAAAAGTTAATGTTGGTACTAAAGGTGAATCAGCTACTATTATAATTGACGCAGGTTCTAAAGCCGCAGCAGAAATGATGGTTGTTAAAAATCTCAAAAAGGGAAGAAAAGCAATCACAAGTGTTAAGAGAGTTGAAGCTGGTAAAGCAAAACAAGTTGATAAGAAACTTGAATCTGTAACTGAAGGTAAATACCACGATTATAGAAATGATGAATCTTTAACAGCTAAACAAAAGATTGGTCGTTCTATGATGGAAGTTCGTGATACGTTAAAAACCCTTGAGGGTATAGTTGGTATGAATATAAGGCTCAAAACCGAAATAGGAGTTGATTCTACATCTTATTGGAAACGTACTCATGGAGCTATGAAAAAGATTAGTGAAAGGTTAGTTAAGTTAGCTAATAAAGTTGGTCAATTACATTAGGGTTTCCTGTGAAACTGAATCAAAAACCAAAGTGGGAACACTTTAAATTTCAGCTTATTTATAAGCTGTTAGATATTATAAAACTAACCAAAAAATTTTGTGAAGAATCCTTAAAGAATGGGGATAGAAAAAGTTTTAATAAGATAGAAGCTCTTGGTAAAGTAGATAAACTTATAGAAGAGTTAGAAGAAATTAGAACTGAAATAATTAAAGTAAGAAGTTAGGAACAATCATGAGACAACTCATAGTAGATTATTTGCCATTTGAAATAAGACCATCTAAGATTAACGAGTCAATGAAAGAGAACGATGGTAAGTTGATTGTTAGCGGCATCTTACAAAGAGCAAATGCTGAAAATCAAAATGGTAGAATATACCCTAAAGAGATTTTAGTAAGGGAAGCAAACAAATACAACAAAACATTTATATCAGAACGTAGAGCTATGGGAGAACTCGACCATCCAGAGAGTTCAGTAGTCAATTTAGCTAACGTTTCTCACAATATCAGAGAGATGAAGTGGGAAAATGACGACTTAGTTGGTACAGTAGAAGTTTTACCAACACCAGCAGGAAATATATTAAAAGAATTATTCAAATCAGGCATTAAGTTAGGTATCTCTTCAAGAGGTATGGGTTCAGTAGAAGCTATAGATGAGGATGATACAGGAAAACAAACAGTTGCAGTTCAACCTGATTTTGAACTCATAGCATTTGATTTCGTATCTAATCCATCTACACAAGGTGCTTTCTTACATCCAACAAATGAGGGTGTACTCAATGAAAGTGTTAGAGTAGATGGTAGAAATCCTAATGAATGTGGACAATGGTGTAAAGTAGAAGAAATAGCAAACGACATCATTAGGGGAATGTAATGCCGAAGTATACACAGAAAATGTGGAATGAATGGAAAGACTTTAGATTAGATGAAGCACCACCCATGTATAAAGGTGCTAAAAAATCTGCTCAAAAAGATGTTGATAGTTTAGATAAGAACTTTAAGATGATGATTAAAGAAGCAGACAAAGCTGGTGATAGAAAAAAAGCTATGGCACTGATGAAAGCATATAAGAAGTATGTTATAGAATTAAAACTAATCTTAAAGAAAGCTTAAAATGTTTAGTAAGATTGTTGAACAGTCAATTAAAAACGGATTCTTCGATGAAGTAAATGAAGATGTTCTGAATGATGAAGAACAATTCAATACTATGGTTGACGTTTTTATGGATGAAATCATTAACAATCTAAACGAACTCAGACGCAAAAGAGTCATTCGTAATAAAAAATTAAAACTCAGAATTATTTGTCCAAGAAATAAAAGATATAACCCATCCTCAAAAACTTGCGTAAGGGTTTCAGGTAAAGATAGGGTTAAGAAGAAAAGAGCTATGAAAAGAGCTTGGATGAAGAAACGTGGCAAAAAAGCTATGATGGTTAGGAAGAGAAGGAAATCTCTTCGTAAAAGAAAAGCTATGGGGATAAAATAGTGAAGTTTT